CAAGGCGATAGCAGATAAGTACGGCATACCGCTTGGCGATTTGGTAGACACATTCAGCGATATCCCCACCGCCGATGTTGCGCCGGTGCGGCGCGGACGGTGGATCGAAGAGGATGGCATACAGATTTGCTCAGAATGCGGCGAAGAGCATGAATGGGAAGATTACAGAGCGCCGTACTGCGATACCTGCGGAGCAAAGATGAACAAGGAGGACGTATGAAAATAAACATATCAAATAGTACCAAAGCTGTGTTCAGCTCACTAAGCATAGGCGAAATTTTTATGCTTAATGAAGCCGATGTATGCGTGAAAATAGATTATGCAATTGAGACGGACTGCACCCGTGAATACAATGCCTGGAATTTCAGAGCAAACGAGCAAGAAAGGATATGCGCTAAGACCATAGTCACCATCCCGAGAACAGTAAACATGGAGGTAATAGTATGACACAGTACGCGGATGCAGACGAACTGCTTGCAATGTACACATTTGATGAAAATGATAATGAACTGAAAGAGCTAAACGAGCGCGGCCACGTGCCGCTGCCCGTGATACGCGAAAATATCAAGGATTGCATAGTACCGGACGTGGAAAAGAAGCTGCGCGAGAACGATGTACTTGCGGGAGTGCTATATATGATGGGTAAGGTTACAAACGTTGTAACCGAGCCAGAACTCAAAAAACTTGTTACGGGGCTAACGGGGATAGGTGAAGAATTCTACAAGGCGGTTGACGACTTTGTCGCAAATGAATGCGAAAAGAGACGCTTGGAGATGGAGGCAGAAAAATGAAACGAGCAATAGCGATGGCAATGTTAGCCCTGCTAATCATATCTGCGTGCGAATGCGGAGAGCAGCACACATGGGAGACGGATGATGACTTTTGCAGCTACGGAGAAAGGAGAGATAATGCCTAAATTCTGTATATACGAACAACATGCCGGAATATGCGTAAAGACCGGCAGCTATTGCAATGAAGGGGTTTGCCCGTATGAAGATATGAGAGATTTTATTATTGCTGATGATGCACCAACAGTTAAATGTCAAGACTGTGTATATGCTCGACCTATAAAGACGCTAAAGTACAAACATGCTTGTCCATACCGGAACGGACATTGCTGTAATTAAAATCAGCTTTACAGTCAGGGCAAAAGAAAGGAGGATGAGAATGAAAAAAAAGATACGAACGATAAACGACATCACCATGGCGGATTGGGAGGATATCAAGTGGTGGCGCGAGCAAGGCGCGAATCTTGACCAAGTGGGCGAGCTGTACGGCATAACGGGCGGCGCGCTGGCAAGGTATGCAAGGCTGGCGGGCGTGGATATACCACGGCGCACAGATTATAACCCGTTGCCGTCCATAGAGGATATACAGCGTTTGCGCAGCGAAGGGGTAAAATGGGCTGACATAGCCGCGAAGTATCATGTATCGCGCGACCGACTACACAGCTACGCGCAAGAGCATGGCATAGATACGCGCTTGGTGCGCAAACCCACCCTGGCACCAGTGGACTGGGATGACGTGAGCAAGCAGCGCGAGGCGGGCAAGACGTGGGATGATATCGCGGAGCCGTATGGCATAAGTGGCCCGACGCTGCAAAAGCGTGCGGGCAGGCGCGGCATTAACATCGGCCCCAGCAGGTACGACAGGTTAAATGCCATGCTTGACCCTGACTGGCCAGGCTGGGGCGACGTGAAGCAGATGCGCGAGCAGGGGGGGAAATGGACGGATATTGCCGAGCATATCGGCGTGACTACCGTAACCTTGCGCAGGATGATGGCGCACTTGGCGCTCCGCGCGCCGACAGGCGATGCGCATAAGTATTATGACGGCGCAAGCCCTTGCGCGAAGACCCTATACTCCCAGACACTGTGCTGGTCTTGCGCCAATGCCGTGCCGGACAAGTCGGGCAAGCGCGGGTGCGCATGGAGCAGGAGCTTTAAGCCCATCAAGGGTTGGGACGCAGACGAGACGCGGCTATACAGCGACAAGCCGACGCAATCGTACCATGTGCGGCAGTGCCCAGAATTTGTGCGGGGATAGACGATGACACCGCGGCGGGAGGGGGTATCAAAATCCCTGCGCCGAGGCGGCCTGTACCGCGGGCCCCTCAACGGAACAAAAAAATTTCGATTTTTGTGAAAAATCAGGTGAGGCAGTAGGATGGACAAAAGCGATAAAGAAAAGAGACAAAACGAACGCGCGGCAGTAAGGCGGCTGCTGATGTACTGGGGCAACGCGGAACGCACGCGCACGGACAAGGAGCGGCAGCTTGTGACGGTGGACGAAGAGATTGAAAGCCAGTATGACCTCCACCCGCAGCGCCTTACGGGTATGCCGCACGGGAGCGGGATATCTGATGCCACATACAATGCGGCGGTAAAAGCCACCCGCGAAATAAAGCGGCTTAAACGAAAAAAGCAGCGCCTTGAAGCTGAGCTGCAAGAGCTGAATTATCACGCGAGCATGATAGAGTTCGAGGTGATGTGTCTGCCGCCGCTGGAGTGCGAGGTGATAAAACTGCGGTATGTGGAGTATGGCGTGGCGAAGAGTGGCTACTGGGAAAAGGTGGCACAGCGGATGCACGTGTCGCAGGATTGGGCAAAGGCTTTAGAACGGCACGGCGTAGAGCGGCTTATAAATCGCATTGCCCCATAAAGTCAACACGATAAAACACGATTTATATGCTATACTGATATCATCAGAAAAGGGCTTCCGCGAGGGAGCCTTTTTGCATAGGGGGAAGGAATGGACGACTTCAAAGAGAAGATGGCGCTTGGCGACCAGATGGAAATGACGGGCGAATATGCCGCATTCGTTAAAAAATTCAAATCGAAGAAAACAACGGATGATTGCTACACGCCCGATAATGTATATGCTGCCGTCCATGATTGGGCGGTTAAAGGATACGGCTTAGAGAGCGCGCGGATTATACGCCCGTTTTACCCCGGCGGGGATTACAAGAAAGAGGATTACAGCGGGAATTGTGCGGTGATAGACAACCCGCCCTTTTCAATTTTGGCCGAGATTTGCCGTTGGTACAATCAACGCGGCATACGCTTTTTTCTTTTCGGGCCCGCCAAAACGATTTTTACAGGCAGCGGCATGGACGGTATAAATTATGTCATATGCGGGCTATCGATGATATACGATAATGGCGCGACCATAGATACAAGCTTTATCACAAACATGGGGCAATACAAAATCATGGTCGCACCCGACCTGTATGAAGCAATAAAAGCGGCCGATGATGAAAACCGCGAGAAGGTTACAAAGTCGCTGCCGAAATACGATTACCCCGACCATGTTCTGACGGCAGCGAGAATACAGCGCATTGCAAAATACGGGCAGTCGTTAAGGATACGCGCCGAGGATTGCGCGTTTATCCGCGCGCTGGACAGCCAGAGGGGCACAGGGAAGGCGGTTTTCGGCGGCGGTTTTCTTTTGTCGGAAAAAGCAGCAGCAGAAAAAGCGGCAGCGGAGAAAGCAGCGGCAGAGAAAGCAGCAGCAGAGAAAGCAGGGGCAAAAATATGGGAGCTATCGGAGAGGGAGAAGGAAATAATAAAGCGGCTTGGGTGACGTGGATACACACACCCGCCACCAGTAAAGAGTGCAAACACTATGACAAAAACAAAAGGCGGTGCGGGGTGAAGGAATGCCCGTATCCGGCACGGAGGGGGCGGCGATAATATGGCGCAGAAACCGGCGCACTTCTGCGCATGGCCTAACTGCAACAATGTCACGACCGACAAATATTGCGCCGACCACCGCGAGGCGGGCGAAGCAGCGGAGCACGAGAAAAAGCTTGAACAGCTGCGCAGGCGTGACGGCAGGCGCGGCACATCGCGGGAACGCGGGTACGATGCACGCTGGGACAGATATTCGAAGTGGTTTTTATCCCGACCGGGGAATCAGCTTTGCGCCCTGCGGCTGGATGATGGCTGCGCGATTGTGGCGCAATGCGTTGACCACATCGACCCGCCGAATGGCGCGAACGACCCGAAATTCTGGGATACAGCCAACCATCAACCTGCGTGTATACATTGCAACAGCGTAAAGGGACATAAAAAGTTGAAGGGAGTATATGGGATAAATGGATAGCCAGATTGTGATGAGAAAGGTTGCGGAGCTGAAACCGTACAAGAACAACCCGCGCAAGAACGACAAGGCGGTTGACGCTGTAGCGGCAAGCATTAAGGCTTTTGGATTTAAGCAGCCCATAGTGATTGACATTAACGACGAGGTAATCGCGGGAGATACACGGCTAAAGGCGGCCAAGAAAAACGGGTTAGACGAAGTGCCGTGCGTAGTGGCAAGCGACCTAACGCCGGAACAGGTCAAGGCATACCGCCTTGCCGACAATAAGGTGGGCGAGCTTGCCGAATGGGATTGGGACTTGCTGCCCGCAGAGATGGACGGCCTGACGGGGTTTGATATGACGGAGTTCGGGTTCGACGAGATAGAGGCGGTGGACGTGGATTCATTGCTTGATTGCGGGGATGGCGGCAATGGTGAAAAAGAGCCCGTTAAATGCCCTAAGTGCGGATTTGTGTTTGAGGTATAGCATGAAGATATGCGCATACGTACAAGAACAATACGCAAAAACGGCATATAAGAAAGAGTGCTTAGATACGCGCCAGTTTGCCGGGCTAAAAGTGATAATAGACAGCTTGGAACGCACGGGGCACAGCGTAGAGTATGCCGGAATAGCCACGGTGCATGAATATGATATAGTGCTGGTTAGCCTTACAAGCGATTGCGACTGGTGGACATTCATCAGGGAACGCCTAAGATGGCGCAAAGGCAATTACAAGATTATTGTCGGCGGGGCGGGCGTATTGCACGTTACGCCGTTCCTGCGCTGGTTCGACTTTGCAGTAATTGGACGCGGCGAACACATTATGACCCCGCTTATCGATGGCATAGAACGCGACGGCGGATACGACCACGAAAGCGTAATAGATGTTAGAACCTTTTCACCCGACAAAATATATAGAGTGGCGCAAACGGATTGTATGTACCCACACCGGATCCGGTTGACCGACAAGAAGGAATACATAGAACGGGCAATAGGGTGCAACCACAAATGCTTTTTTTGCGGCTATACATGGCAGCGAAAATTCATATCGTCTCTGGGCGACGTATACAAAATGCCCGGCGGCTTGTTTGACGGCATGGAAGATAAGGAACGCGCCATGCTTGATATGATAAACGGGAAAGAGGAAATAGACTGGGCACATTTGCGTACAACGGCCATAGACGGATTCAGCGAGCGGTTGCGCAAAATGGTGAACAAACCCATAACGCGTGAGAACCTGCGGCAATTTCTGAGCTCCATGCTTAATTACAGCGGCAAGCCACATCAAATCAAGTTTTTCAACATTTGCGGCTATCCGTCTGAAACGGAGGATGATTGGCGCGAGTTTGCCGAGGATATAAGACTTGCGGATGATAAAGCGGAGAAACGCGAAAAACAATGGTCTATTGTCCTGCATAACACGCCGTTCAGGGCAATGCCTGCCACGCCTATGGCGTGTGCGCCGATGGCAAAGCGTAACTTTAGAGGTGAAATATCCCGGACGATTGGGAATGGATTAAAAGGCAATCTGATATACCAAGGGAAATCCTTATGGTCAGTCGAGAGCAGCGGAACAGAGGGCTTGCCGACCGTCATGCTATCCGCGTTGGCGCACAGGGGAAGCGAGAACGATAGCGAAAACATAGAACGCCTGTGCCGTGCGCCGAAGTTCTGGCGGGCAAGCAACGCGGAGAAAGAGGCCGTGTTAACTAAGCTGTTTGACATGGATAAACTTTTTGGCGGCTTTACCCCTGCGGACTTGCCGAGCCGATATCTGCGCACATACGCGCAAGTAGAAAGGCTATGGACACGCAAATATGAATAAAGCAATAAACGAACACAACGAAAAGATAGCAGAAGCCCGCGCGCGGATTGACAAGAGCACGGGCTGTGCACGCAGGGACGCGCAGAAGTATCTGAAAAGACTGCTGCGCGAGCGCAAGGAATACTATAGGCACAAATAACGCGGAAAGGAGAACAGTATGCCGACCGGGAGAAAACCAACCCCGCTGAAACTGGTGGACAACGCCAAGGCGAGGCACACAAAAGAAACGCTTGACGGGCGACAGAATGGCGAACCGGAAGGCTGTACCGATAAATTAACGCCGCCCAAAACCATATCAAGCGAGGCGAAAAAAGAGTGGAAACGCATAGTTAAGCTGTATCGCCAGCTTGACGCGAAGATAATCAATGACTTGGACATATCGACCCTTATGGCGTACTGCGAAAGCGTAGCAATATACCGCAGGGCGCAAGAGGAATACCAGAACCGCCCGCTGGTCTATATGAATGCGGACGGCAGACCCGCAGAAAACCCGTATATTACTATAATGCGGCGGGAGGGACAGAACATAGCGAAATATGCGGAGCAGTTGTGCCTGTCCCCGGTAGGCCGTGCAAGAATGGGAGTTGCAGCCGCCAAGAAGGAAGCAGAAAGCGACCCGATGGCGGCTTATCTGAACAAGTACGGTGGTTGACACAAAAAAAGCGCTTGCGGTTATAGAATTTGTGCAGGCGTTAAAGCATACGGGTGATTTTTACGGGAAACCTTTCGTGCTGCTGCCGTGGGAAATTGACGTTATAAATGCCGTATACGGCACGGTGAATGAGGACGGAAAGCGCCAATATCGAACGGGTTATCTGGAGATAGCCAAGAAGAACGGCAAAACCGAGCTTATAGCCGCACTCAGCCTTTACCATCTTGTGATGGATGCGGCGGGAGGCGAAATATATTGCGGCGCAGCCGACCGCAATCAAGCGTCCATAGCCTTTAACGCGGCGAAGAGTATGGTGGAGCAGAGTAAGGTGCTATCCAAGATTATAAAAATCAAGGACAGCACGAAAGAGATGCTAAACCTCCGCACGCACACGCGGTTCAAAGTGCTCTCGGCGGAGGCGGCTACTAAGCACGGACTTAACCCGTCCGTGGTAATAATTGATGAGCTGCACGCGCACCCCAAGCGCGACTTGTGGGATGTGCTGACCTTCGGCACGGGCGCGGCGCGAGACGAACAGCTTATATGGTGCATCACTACGGCGGGCGACGACCCTGACCGCAAGAGCGTGGGCTGGGAGCAGCACGACATAGCCACAAAAATTATAAGCGGCGAACTTATAGACCCGACCTTTTACGCAAAAATATATACCGTTCCGGAGACGGCGGATATATATGATGAAGCTAATTGGTATTTGGCTAATCCGTCACTCGGCGTGTCGATAAAGATAGAGAATGTGCGCAGCGAGGCATTAAAGGCGCGGAACAGCCCTGCGGCGGAGAAGCTTTTCCGCTGGCTACGGATGAATCAATGGATATCGTTGAAACGCACAGGGTGGATGCCAATCACGCTGTGGGACGATACCGAGGGCGACTGGCACAAATCCGATATGCTGGGGCGCGAGTGCTATGTAGGTATCGACCTATCAAGCACAACCGACCTAACGGGCGTGGCGGTGCTTTTCCCACCGTTACCGGAGCAGACGGAATGGCGGTTTTTTGTGGACGCGTGGATACCGGAGGACAATATGCGCGAGCGCGAACAGCGTGACCATGTGCCATTTGGCAGATGGGTTAAAGCGGAGCATATGCACGCAACGCCGGGTAACTGTGTTGACTATGCCTATATAGCCAATTATCTTGACAAGCTGATGCTGGACTACAATGTAAAGTATATTGCCGCCGACCAATGGCGAATTGATTCCCTGCGCCCACTGATGCAGCAGGAAGTAGCACAGCAGAAGGTTATAACTATACCACAGACAATGGCGGGAATGTCGCCCGCCATGAAGGAGCTGGAGCGCCTGATGCTGGACGGCGAGATAACGCACGAGCATAACCCCTGCGGGCGGTGGACATTTGGCAACGTGGTGGTAGCGCAGGACGGCAATGAGAACATAAAGCCAATGAAAAACAAGAGCATCGAGCGAATTGACCCCATGTGCGCACTTATAGACGCAATGGCGGCGGCGGTCAAGCTGGAACCCAAACGAAGCGTATACGAACAGCGCGGATTGCGCGTGATATGAGGTGGGAATGAAAAAAATCAAGTTATTCGGCAAAATAATTGAGATACGCGCGGCAAATGTGGAAAAACTGCCGCCCGTATCAGACGATACGGCATGGCAGAATTACCTTATGGGCAACGGGTGCGCCATAAGCGCGGATACGGCCTTGCAGGTCGCGGCGGTCTTTAGGTGCGTTGACTTAATAAGCAAGACGATGGCGGCATTGCCGCTGCATATGTACCGCGATTATAACGGCGGAAAGCAAAAGGCTAAAGACCACCCACTGTATAAGCTAACAAACATACTGCCCAACCCGACCACGACGGCGTATGAAATGATGCAGATGCTTGTGGCAAACATCTTGCTGACACGCGGCGGGTATCTGCGCATAGTACGTAACCGCAACGGCGTAATAACGGCGCTTAAAAATCTGCCCACGGCAAACTGTTCGCAAGTCTATACCAACAGCCGCAACGGGGAGCAGTACATATACGCCACAGCGGACGGCATAACTGAAACGCTGCGGGATGGCGATTTTGTGTTTATACCGGGGTTTAGATTTGCAAGCCGAACGCCGGAAGACCCGATGGACATAGCGGCGAGCGTGCTGGGGCTTAACGACAGCATGACGAAGTACGCACAGCGCGGATTTAGCGGCACGTCGCCGGGCGGATATATAACATATCCCGGCGAATTGTCTGACAGCGCATATGAACGCTTTAAAGAGGACTTTAAGGCCAACTACGCAGGCGTGGAGAACGCGGGTAAATGGATGTTTTTAGAGAATGGCTCCACGGCGCAGCCGTGGGACAGGGATATGCAGAAAACGCAGCTGCTTGACAGCCGCAAGTGGGCGGTAACGGAAATATGCAGGATATTCGGTGTACCGCCGCATATGTGCATGGACTTGGAAAAGGCCACATTTAGCAATATCGAGCAGCAAAGCGCGGAATTTGTGCGCGACTGCATAAATCCGCTATCCGTGCGGATAGAACAAGCGCTTTACCGCGACCTGCTGACAACGGCAGAGCAACGCGAATACTACTACAAATTTAACACAAACGGCCTTCTGCGCGGCGACACCGCGTCGCGGACGAGCTACTATAATTCGATGCGGCAAAATGGCATCATGAGCGCGGACGATATACGCGAGCTTGAGGACATGAACCCGCTGCCTGACGGGCTGGGTAAGATATACTTTATCAACGGCAACATGCTGCCGTTGGAAAATGCGAAGCTTAACGCGCCAAAGAGCGCACAAGCGAAAGGAGATATAAAAGGTGCATAAATTTTGGGAGTTCAAAGCCCTCGGCAATGCCGGAGAGCTTTTTTTATATGGCGAAATAAGCGATACGTCATGGTTTGGTGACGAAGTTACCCCCGCGCAATTCCAGAAAGACCTTGCGGCGCTTGGGGATATATCTGCGCTTGATGTCTACATAAACAGTCCCGGCGGCGACATTTTTGCAGGATTCAGCATTTACAACATTTTGCGGCGGCATAAAGCGGGAAAGACCGTCCATGTAGACGGCCTTGCGGCCTCCGCCGCATCCGTTATAGCAATGGCGGGCGACATCATAAAAATGCCGGAAAACGCCACGCTGATGATACACAACGCATGGACATATACAGGCGGCGGCGCAGAGGATTTGCGGAAAACCGCCGACGAGCTTGAACGCCTTAACGGGCAGATTGCGGACATATACGCCGCCCGCACGGGCAAGGATAAGGACGAAATAGCGGCCATGATGAGCGCGGAGACGTGGATGAGCGGCAAGGAAGCAAAAGAAGCGGGTTTCGCGGATGAGCTGATTGAGAATAAAAAAATAGCGGCGTGCGCAAACGCGGACAAGTATTTTGCCCGCTATAAGCACGCGCCCGATATAAATGAGCCTGATAATGGGGGAGAAATCCAGCCCACAACAGATACAACAAACGCAGCGCTGGCGGAACAGCGCAAAAGATTCAAGGCCATGAGAATAAAAATTTTGGAGGTATGAAATGGCAAAAGAAATTTATGAGATGATGCAGGAAAGGGCGAAGATAACCGCCCAGCTACGCGAGGTAATGAACCGCAATGACGCGGAGGAAATGAACGCGGACGACAAGGCAACGTATGATAGGCTTGAAAAAGAATTTGACAAGCTTAACACAAGCATAACCCGCGAACAGAAGCAGCTTGAACGCGAGCGCGCCGCCGGAGAAGTGGCCGAGGTACAGCGGGACAATGCCAAAAACAAAATCGTGGATATGTTTGGCCGCGCCTTGCGGGGCGATCAGGGCGACATAGCTGCGTATCGCAACACCACGCAGACCCTTGGCACGAATGCAAACGCGGGTTATCTGACTGCCCCCGTTGAATTTGTGAACAGGCTGATAGCCGGACTTAAAAACGATATGTTTATGCGCCAAATCTGTGATGTTGTCGGCCCTATTGGCAATGCGCAGAGCCTTGGTTACCCGACGCTCACCGCCGACGCGTCCGATATCGAATGGACAACCGAAATTGCGGCAGCGCCCGAAGAAGCAACTATTGCGTTTGGCCGCAGGGAGTTCAAACCCCAGCGCCTTGCGAAGCTGATAAAGATATCCCGAACCCTTATGCGGCACGCGCCCTCGCCCGACCAGACGGTGCTTGACAGGATACTCTACAAGGTTGAAGCCGCGCAGGAGAACGCCTATATGAACGGCGCGGGCACTAACGGCCCGCTCGGCGTTTTTGTCGCAAACGCGAACGGAGTACCCGAAGCGCGAGACATAACAAGCGCCGCGACTGCAATAACCGCAGACGATATGATCGAAACCAAGTACGCGGTTAAGGGGCAGTATACGCGTAATGCGTCCTGGGTGATGCACCGCGACCTGTGCAAGACGCTGGCTAAGCTTAAGGGCAGCGATGGCCAGTATATATGGCAGCCGTCCGTACAGATGGGGCAGCCCGACAGGCTGCTCGGAGCGCCGGTATACATGAGCGAATACGCGCCCAATACCTACACGGCGGGCAAGTACGCCGCGGTATACGGTGACTTTAGGACGGGCTATATGATTTGCGACGGCGACGGCCTGTACATACAGGTGCTCAACGAGCTGTATGCGCCGAATAACTCAATCGGCTATCTGGTCGAGTACTTCGGCGACGGCGCGCCCGTGGTAGGCGAAGCGTTTGCCCGCCTTAAAATTAAGGGCTCATAAGATGAACACGCGGGGCGTTTTGCCCCGCGCAAGAACGGAGGTTAGATATGGCGGCACAAATTTTGACGCAAACAATAATAAATGAGGCTGTAACGCTCGACGCGGCAAAGATGCATCTACGCATTAACCCCGACGATAACAGCGAGGATATGCTGATAATTTTGCCGCTTATCGCTGCGGCGCGGGAATACTGCGAAAACTATACGGGCCGCGCGTTTGCGCCGCAGAAAATAACCGCATTGACGGACGCGGCAGGAACAACTGAACTGCCGCGTTGCCCGGTAAAAAGTATTGACAGCGTGACGGTAGACGGCAAGGCCGTGGAGTATACGGCGGACTTGCGGCGCGGAACGGTGACGGTCAATGAACCCAATGCTACTATCACATACACGGCGGGCGGGCATGTACCGTTTATGGTACGGCAGGCAATGCTGCTGCTGATTGGGCATTGGTACGCCAACCGCGAGGCCGTCACAACCGCAAATACAAGCGAAGTTGACACGGCGGCACAAGCCATGCTGCGGCAATACAAAGGCTGGTGGTTTTGATGGCGGCACGCGCAAACGCGGGTGAGATGCGAACAAAAATCACCGTAAAAAACCCCGTATATACCATAAGGGACGGCTTTAGCCGCGAAGAATTTGTGAACGCATTTACGCGGCCTGTGTGGTGCAAGTGGGTTAACGCGCACGGTGCGGAGATATACCAAGCCGCCGAGCTGCATTTACGCGAACCCGCAACGATAACCATGCGCTATTCGCCGCTGGTGACGGTCAAAAGCCGCATATGGCGGGAGAGAGACACGGAGCCGTATGAGGTGATAAGCATCAACAACGTCAACGACCGCTGCGAATTTTTGGAAATTAAAGTACAAAGGGTGGTGACGGCATGACGATTGCGGAAATACTGCAAAACAAATACACCGTATGCCACCCGCCCTACATGGGCGACGCAACCGAGTACGTAACCTATCAGCTTATCACCCAATCGACAACGTTGTACGCCGAAGGAACTGAGGCTGAAACGTCCGTACTGTATGCGGTAGACTACTACACCAAGACCGTGCCGTATGCAGAGAAACTGCTTGAAATCAAGCGACTTTTGCAGGCGGCGGGATGGACTTGCACCGTGAACGCCGAGGACTACGAGCCGGATACGGGGCTATATCATATCCCCATGACGGCGACGCATATAGGCGGTATATATGGCTAAGATGTATGTGGATGGCATAGACGCCATACAAAACGCCTTGCACACAACCGAGGACGGCATAGCGGACTTTGTGGACGATTTGCTTGCGGCTGGCGGGGAAATCGCAAAGAAAAAAATCGAGGAAAGCATAACGCGGCACCATCACGTCAGAACGGGCGAACTACTAAGGTCTATCAAAATCACAAAAGGCAAAGACAAGGACGGGCAAAAATACAGCGAAGTCAAAGCTACTGGAAAAAGAGAAAGAAACTCGAAGGGCACCGCAAACAGCTATATTGCATATGTCCTGAACTACGGGCGGTCAAATTACCGCGGCACACATTTTTGGACGGAAGCGGAAGAACAAGCCCGCAAAGAGTATGAAGAATTGATGGAGAAGAAAACAGAACAATACCTGAAGGAGAAAGGACTAAATTAAATGCCTACTTTTGACTTGCGCGGCCTGAAAGTGGCCGAATACAAAAACGCAAGCGGCACGGTGACATACGACACCCCCACAAGCATGGGCGACGCTATGACTGTGCAGCTTAATCTTACGTCCGCCGAGGGCAGACTATATGCGGAGGGCAAGCTTGCCGAATATATGAAACAGGTGACGGGCGGCACGATATCCGCGGGCGTGAAGTATATACCCGACGACGCCCAGAAGCTAATGTTTGGCGTAACCGAAAAATCCCGCACCATATCCACCGCGGCGACCAAGAGCCTATTGACCACGGCGAAGGATACACCCAAGTATGTCGGCCTTGGCTTTTATGCGCCCGATATGCGGGACGGCTCGAACAAGGTAACGGCTTGCTTTGTGCATAAGGTGCTTTTCGGTCAGCCCGCAATGAATTTGCAGACCAAAGGCGAAAACATACAATTTCAGACCCCGACGACTACGGGCGAATTTTTGCCGAGCGACGCGGAAACGCAGGACATCATGGAGGTAGCCGTGCTTGACGATGCCGCCAATGCCATAGCGTGGATAAATGCTTGCTTTGGCGCGAGCGCGTAAGGAGGCCGCATGGACGATATTAGACTTAAAACCGCGCCGTTTGAATGGCGTGGAGAAAAAATAAAACTGTGCTGCAACATGAACGTTTTGGCGGACGTGCAGGAAGCCTACGGCGGCGACATATCCCGTGCGTTTAAGGGCAGCACCATACGGGCAACGCTGACATTTTTGACGGCAATGATAAATGACGCTACGGACGGCGACTTGACCGTGCGCGAGGTAGGGCGCGAAATCCCTATAAGCCAGCTGGGCTGTATAAGCGGCGTTGTGCTGCCCCTTGTGACCGATGCGCTGAAAGGCGAGAACACAGAAAAAAAAACGGAGACAGCGGCGAACCGCTAAATTTTGCATGGTATCTTGCTGTGTGGGTGATGGCGCTACGGCTGCCCGAGCGTGATTTTTGGGCAACTGCAACGCCATACCGCATAGCAAAAATATTGACAGCGTATAAAGAGATAGGCAAGGCAAAAAAGGCTGAAAAGCCCGTAAGCCTTGCAGAATATTTGGGAGTATAAAGCGATGCCAAATGTAAGAACGCGATTTATTGCAGAGGGCGAAAAAGAATATAGGCAAGCGCTTGGCAACATAAACGGTAGCCTGAATATACTTAACGCTGAAAGCAAAAGGCTACAGGAACAATTTAAGGGCAATGAGGATAGCCTCGAGGCATTAACCGCAACAAACAAAAATCTTAATAAAATTGTCGGTGAATTGACGAAGAAGCAGGAGCTGCAACAGGAACGATTAAAAAAACTGACGGAAGCATACGGCGAAAATGATGCCCGCACCATGCGCATGGCCAAAGCAGTAAAAGACACCGAAGCCGCCCTGCTGAAACAAAAACGCGCGCTCGAAGAAAGCAAGGATGCCGTAGAAAACTTTGGGCAAGAAGAAAGCAAGGCAGAAGAAAACACCCAAGACCTTGGCGACGCGCTTAACGATATCGGCGGCAAATTCGGCATAAGTCTGCCAAAGGAAATAACCAACACCCTTAACGGGATGCTTAAAATCGACACGCAGACGCTTGTGACAATAGGCACATTTGCCGCCTTAGCCGCGGCAGTGGCAGAGGTCGAAAAAAAGCTTGTGGACTTGACCCTTGAGCAAAGCAAGCACGCCACTGAAGTCACAAATCTATCCCGCACAATGGGCATGACCACAGAAACCTACCAAGAGTGGGATTATGTACTAAAGACCGTGGGCAGCAGCGCGGAAGCAGCGCAGGGCGATATATCCATGCTGGCCGAAAAGGCGCAGGATGCGGCAACCGGAAGCGGCGAGGCCGCTGAACTCTTTGACCAACTGCACATAAAGGTCAAGGATAGCCACGGCGTATTTAAGTCTCAATCCGAACTTTTTGACGAAGTAATCACGAAATTGAGCCGGATGAAAGACGAGACGGAACGCAACGCCATAGCAAGCAAGCTGCTGGGCAGCACGGGCGAAAAGATAATACCCTTGCTGGACAAGGGCGCGGCGGGGCTGGAAGAAGCCAAGAAAATGGCGCACGAATTTGGCGTGGTAATGGACGAGGAAACGCTTGCCGCGCTGAATGATGTGACCTTAGCCGTCAATAACTTCGACGCGGCGGGCGAAGGACTAAAAAATACCATCGCCAAGGGTATGGTGCCATCGGTCGAGAATCTGACGCAAAAGGGGGCTGATCTCTTCGTGCGGCTACAAGAAGCCGCCGAGGGGTCTGGCATTTTAGAGGTTTTCGGCGCACTGCTTGACGTGGTATCCGCGCTCGAGCCGCTTTTTGATGTGCTTTTTGGCACGGCGGAGGATGGCGTGCCTGTGCTGCAAACCCTTGCGCTTGCGCTGGGCGTGCTGGCCGACGCGCTGACCATAGTAGCCAACACCGTCGCCATAGTGATAGAGCTTTTTAAGCAGCTATTTAATCTTATCAGCGGCAAGGGCTTTGACGACAGCAACCTTACCCGCTACGGCGAAAATATCGCCAAAGTTTTTAGCGACGAGGGGGCGAGTGCCCGGGCGTGGAGCGGCGGCTTTGGCAAAAACATAGGCCGCAACGCGGACGGCACGGACTACTGGCCCGGCGGGCTGACGTGGGTCGGCGAACGCGGGCCGGAGCTGGTATCCCTGCCGCAGGGGAGCAGGGTATACAGCGCAGAGGACAGCCGCAGCATGGGCGGCACGAATAATTATTATTTGACCGTGCAATCGCGCGACATGGAAACCGTGGCGGCAATGACGGCAACATTCAAACGCGCGAGGCAAGTAGAAAGGGCGAAATAATGGCAAAAACAACTATAAAGACATATTTTACAGGCGGCACAGGGTTAGACAACATAATCCGGGTAGACGGCTCTGCCGAACAATGCCAAAAATATATAAGGGGGATAACAAAGCTTGATTATAGCGGGCTGATTGTCCCCGCGGGGAAAAAGGTAATATCCCACATTATAAAGCTACACCTGGGTACATCCAATGAAAAGTATGGCAATCGATTTACCCGATCTGTAACGCCACCGGATGGATACACAACGCAATCAATAAATACGTTCCCGTCGGAGCTCGAGGTTAATCCAACGCCAGCGATACCAGCGAGAGGCTTTGCTTACATGCGGTATATTGCTGGCTATGCGAGCGTAGCAAAAGAGTATAACGCCATGCCGAGCGAGATAGCGAGCGGGGACTGGATAACGCTCGAGCTACCACAGGGGGAAGATTTGCCAAGCGACGGCAGCATATATCTTGCCCAGATGTCGGCATATACGCCAGAAAATAATCCAATAGAAAATCGTGTCCCCGGCAAAGTGGCGTATAAATATAGAGACGGCACGGTAGAGTACTATGCTTATGATTTTTATTCGCATTTTTGGGCAAATTACACCGACTATGAACTGCCGAACCGCAGCTACATCGAAACAATAGTTGCCGACTGCCCGCAAACCCCAGCCGTAAAAAGCCCGATACTGGGCGAGACGGTCGCGCCGAGCGGTGGCGTGGTGCGCTTCAGCTGGGCGCATAACCCCAGCCCGCAGAGCAATCTGCCGCAAAAGGGCTACAATCTGCAAATATCGGGTGACGGCCTGACGTGGGAGACCATCACCGCGACAAGCACTAACCAATATGCCGATGTACCGATTGCCAAAATCCCCAGCGGTAATTTTTATTGGCGCGTGCAGACCATAGACACAGACGACGCGCCCAGCGATTACAGCGACCAAGCATATGCATACTACGGCACGGCTCCGACCGCGCCCAGCATAGTGACCAGCGTATTCACAGCGGCAAAACCGCGCTTGATATGGACGACCACCTTCACACAGAGCGCATACAAGGTGCAAATTCTCAAGGGCGCAACCTATATAGTGGACATCACCGCCGAGAGCAGCGACCAATTTTATGATATCCCTGTCGCGCTTGAAAACGGGGAGCAGTACACCGTGCGCGTATCCGCACGGGACGAGGCGGCGCACTACAGCGCGTGGGCGGAGGATGCTATAACGGCGAACTACATAATACCTACCACGCCGACCTTCTTGCTTTCAAAAAAAAAAGATAGCATTGAGATAATAATAAGCCACAACCAAACGGGGATACTGCGATACGATATATACCGCTTTGCCCCCGGCGATACGGATTTTATACGCATTGGCAGTACCACGACAAAAAAATATAAGGACTGGTCTGTGATGGATGGCGAAGTGCGATATAAGGTTATAGCTGTAAGTGACAGCGGCGAAAGCAAGGGCGCGCAGCAACGCACGACATTTGAACTGACGACGGGGTGGCTTACGCCCGTGGACGACCCCGCGCATCCGTTCGAGGTGCGCTACAACGTGCAGGACAGGTATTATACCGATTATGACGTTAGCATGATGGAATACTCGGGGCGTGAAAAGCCCGTGGCAGAATTTGGGCAGCTTGCCCAGAGGTCTGTGACGGTATCCTTTGCCACAAATGACAAGGACGCATACAAGGCGCTTGAACGGGTGATACGGCAGCGCAAAACGATATTGTATCGAAATGCACGCATGAAAATGTACGGCGTGTGCATAAGCCCCTCCGACCAGCCCGCAGACTACTACGGCATGATATATAATCTGTCGTTTATCATAAACGAAGTCGAATATAGCGAGGTAGTATGATGCAGTTTGCACGGGCAGGATATACGGATGCAGAGATACAGGCGGCGCTTGTAGCACCCACGCGGCAAATCCGCGTGCGCTACGAACTGCTGGGGCGCGACTTACAATATAAGCGCGACATAACGACCGTATCCAGTGGAACTATAACTTTTGACAGCGCCGCAGCGATTATGCGCACGGCGCTGTTTGAAATGCGAGATGAAGAGATAGACTATCTCAGCGCGCGTGTCCGCCCCGTCTTTGGGCTGCGCATGGGTGATACATGGGCGGAATGGCCGCTGGGGGTATTTGTGTTGTCGTCGCCGGAACGCGTGGCGAAAGCTAAGACGGTATCGCGCACGGTAGAGGCATACGACCTTAACCAGCTGCTAAAGACGGATGGCATATCCACGCGGCTATACTATCCGGCAGGGACGCGCTATACAGACATAGTGCTTAACGTGCTGTACGGCGCGGGCATAACCTGCGCGAACATCGAAGGCGCAGAGGACACTATTGCCGAGGCGGTTGAGTATGCCCCGGGAGCATATAGGCTGGACATAATCAACGAGCTTTTAGCGGCAATAAATTATACGCCCATACACCCCGACGCAAACGGAATTTTTATCGCGCGCAAGCAGCGAGATATCGAGCTTAGCGACATTGCGTACAAGTACAGCACCAAGCAAGACAGCGTGATAATGGGCGAGGCTAAGGAGGCTGTAGACTACTTCGACATGCCAAATAGATTTATCGCTTATGTATCATCTCCTGAAGTCGCGCCCATGCGCGCGGTGTATGAAAACGCCGACCCGCAGTCGCCACTAAGCACCAAAAACAGGCAAGTGGTGACGGAAGTAATCGAACTGCGCGACATAAGCACACAGGCGGAGCTTGATGCGTATGTGCGCCGCCGCGCCATTGAGGCCGAGGCGGACTTGCACGGCATAGACTTTGCCACGGGGCTTATGCCCATGCATGGCTATAAGGACGTATACCAATTCGAGCACGAGGTGCTTGGCATAAACGAGATTTACCAAGAGACCGCGTGGAGCATGGAACTGCGTGCGGGCGGGAAGATGCGGCACAAAGCAAGGAGGATTACGAGATGAATTTTGCCACCATAAAGGCCGTGTATGACGACGGGGTGACGCTGGCGTTTGACGATGGCAGCGAATCGCAAAAGCATTACAAAGTCAACAGCGGTGTTGTTTTTAACGCGGGCGACCGCGTGCGAATTTTGGAGGATAACGGTACATATGTGCCCGAGTATGTGGTGGGCAACCCGATAAAATCAATCAGCGCGGGCACGTCGAGCACAGCAGACAAGCTAAAGACCGCCCGACAAATCAAGCTGACGGGCGACGTGGAAGGAACGGCGACATTTGACGGCAGCGCGAATATCAGTATAAGTATAACGTCGCTGCGGACAGCCAAACTGAAAAACGCTTTTGCCCCTAACGACAAGACAAAAGATATACAGCTATGGGCGCAATACAACAACGCCCTGTGGTATCAGGTCGGCACGGGCACGCGTACCAAGCTGACCAACGGATAAGGAGGACACATGGATTACAACATCACCCTAACCGCCAACCACCAATCTTTGACCGCCGAATATCTCCCCCTTGCGGCTGAATCCGTGCAGTACCTTACCGCGAAAGTGGTGTGTGAAACCGAGGACTGGACGGGGCGCGAGATTAAGGCAATGTTTGGGCAGGGCTGCACGGTGCATGGGATATCCGTGACAGGCGGGGAGATAACCGCTAAGCAGCAGCTTAACCTTACAGCGGGCGACTGGCGAGTATGGCTTGTGGGCAACTCCGCGCGGGACGGGGAGGTAATCCCGCGTATCACCACAAATATTGCGCATATCAGCGTAGCCCCGACAGGCGGCACGGAGGGTAATCCCTTCCCCGCAATCCCGCCCACGGTGGAGGAACAGCTGCGGGCAGACATGGGCGACCTTGCCGACCTGACCACCAAGGACAAGAGCAACCTTGTGGCAGCGATAAACGAGGCGGCAGCGAGCGGGGGCAGTAAAGATGCAGTAACGTACACCCCGCAAACCCTGACGGAAGAACAGAAGTCACAGGCCAGAACGAATATCGGAGCTGAAAAAGCGGGAACAGCGTACACCAAACCAGCATCCGGCATACCTAAATCCGACCTTGCGGACGATGTGCAGACAAGCCTTGCCAAGGCCGATACGGCTATATCTCTCGGCCTGACCGCCGCCACCCCTGGCCAGATAATCAAGGTAAAGACCGTGCAGGACGGCAAACCGACAGAATGGGAAGCGGTGGATATGCCAAGCGGGGACAAGTGGGAAAAAATAAAAGAAATCACCATAGCCGAAGGTGCTGAAGAATCTAATGCCTTGACTATAAACGCCGATGAGAATGGTAACACATTTAGGCTTAAAAAGGCGCGATTATGCGCCAAATTCCCCGCATATACGGGTACAAGCAACATACCGAACTTCTCTTTTGCTATGCTCAATGGGAAAACGACGGGGCGAGTACACACGCTAATCTATACCGGCTTATGGCCTAAAATATCAACAAATTCCATAACCGGCACCGTATACTATGTCGATGTGTCTGGTGCACAACAAATCGAGTATGCGCAGCGCAACGGCAACGCCGGCTGGTCTGACGACACAACTTACGACTATAGGACATATGGGAGCAATCATGACCAACTTGGAACTATATATGGTGATACGTTATGGGCGAAGCCAATCACATCTATAGGCGGGACTGGCATGCTAATATATCCTGGGTGCCATTTTGTATTATATGGGGTGAGAGAGTGAAAATTTGTGAAAACGGCATAATCCGTGACATGACCGCGGAAGAAATAGCAGAGCTTGAACAGCTTGCGGCAGAGCAGCCCGCGCCTGAGCCCACGGCAGAAGAAAGGATTGTAGTGCTTGAAGAAGCGTTGAATATGCTCTTGTCGGGGGTGACGGAATGACGGACGAACTGCGCAATAAAATCCTTGCCTACAATCGTAGGATAAAGGCTGACCGCGCTGAGCGAGACGAGCTGAAAGCCAAGCTTGACCGTATCCGCGAGGCGGTAGATGGTATGACGGGGCTGCCGAGCGTATCAAAGCTGGCGGCATTTTTGGAGACCATCAGAGAGATTATAAAGCCAAAGGAGGGCTAAAATAATGAAAAGATACTTTGCAATGGTGCTTGCCGTTGTGCTGCTGTGCATATGCACGGGCGCAATGGCTATGGGCTGGGGGCGCACGGATAATCCGCCCCCGACTTATACCGTGACCGTCACTAAGCTGGACAAGGTGGCGACCACCAGCGGCGCGGCCTATACCCCTGCACCGGGCAAGGCTGCTACAGTCGGCACGGTGGTGTACTTTACGGCAAAATTTTTGGATGCCGAAGGCAACCCCGTGCAGGGCACCATCAATCTTACGGATATGGACGTGCTGTATCTTGACGGCGATGTAGTCGCCGCGATAGTCACAGGCGCATACCCCGCCGTGCGGGCGGTATACAAGTATACCACTCCATTGGCGGAGCTGACCTATGACGGCAAGCCCGTGACCATAAGCGGGGATACCGTGACCATAGGCAGCTTGACCTTCACCCGCCGCAATGGCGTGGCGGTAGATGTGTCCATAGCGGGCGGCCTTGCCGACCTGACCCGCGAGTTGAATGCGCTGAGCATGACGCTGGACGATATCTACGCGGGCAAGATATATATGGACGATGCTGCGCTTGTGGCAAATCTCGGGCAGCACATCAAAGCCGAGGCTACGGCGGTATGGGGTGCTGATGGCGTGGTAGTGCGCACACCCGACTTGCCGCAGACAGGATCCGCGCCCGTGTATATAGGATTTGTGATGATACTGGCGGCTTTGGCCTTGGGGGTGCGTGTATGGGCAAAAAGATAGACGATTTTATCGCGTACCTTGAAAGCCACATCGGGGACGCTTACGTCTGGGGCGCACAGGGCGAAAGGGTGGACAACCGCGCCGGCCTCGAAAAATGGGTGCGGAGGAAGGAAACTTCACGCCGCGAAGCCGACCGCGCCCTTGCATACATCAAAAAAGCCGCCAAAACGCCGCTGTACGCCTTTGATTGCAGCGGCCTTATCATACATTGGCTCCGCGACATCAAGGGGCTGATTGACGGCGACACAAGTGCCGCAGGACTGTACAGACAATGTACCCAAAAGGGCAAGCTTGCCGCGTGGCAGATGCAGCCTGGCGACCTTGTATTTAGGTACAGCTTCGCCAAAGGCAAAATGGGACACGTCGGTGTATACGTCGGCAATGGCATGGTGATAGAGGCACAAGGCCGTGACGCTGGCGTAGTGATGCGCCACTTGTCTTACGGCGGCTGGACGCATCAGGGCAGACACCCCGCGCTGGCCGAGGATACCGCTCCCACCGTCTTTAGGCTGACCTCGCCCATGATGCGCGGCGAAAACGTGAAGCTTATGCAGACCGCATTGAACGCCTGTGGCTACGATTGCGGCAAGGCCGATGGAATCTGCGGCAAGGCCACAATGACGGCTGTAAAGGCCTTTGCAACAGCGCATACGGAGGTATAGCCCGTGGAATGGTGGGGATGGTGTGCATCAATACTGGGGGCAATTGTCCTTATCGCGCAGGGCATAAAGGCGGTAAGGGAAATCATAGCCCCCGCATTATCTATGCGGGAGAAGCTGGAGAAGGTGCTTGAGCATGACTCGAACGACTTGAAACGGTTTGAGGATATCAACACAAAATTTGCGCAACAGGAAGTCACAAATCAGGCTATTATAACCGGCCTTGTGGCCCTTATAAATCACGAGATAGACGGAAACGGAATTGACGGGCTGAAAAATGCCCGCGCAGAACTTTTGCAACACATAATTGAAAGGAGATAAAAATGACGAACGAATTTTTTACTTGGGCGGTGCTTTTGACTTATGCAGGGGCGACCCTCGCTACCAGCCTTGTAACCCAGCTTATCAAGGGCGTGGGCTTTATCGACAAGATACCCACGCGCCTGACCAGCTATGTAATCGCGCTTGTGGTGCTTGTGGCCGCGACATTTTTTACGGGCGGCCTGACCCTTGAAGCAGGCGCGCTGTGCGTGATAAATGCCGTGGTAGTGTCCCTTGCCGCGAATGGCGCATATGACGCGATAGCCCGCGACAGGAAGTAAAATTGCCGCCGCCCCTCTGCGACAAAAATTGCCGGAGGTGAAAGGCCGATGAGAAGCCGGCCTGTGTGGTGGACAAAAATATTTTGCAGACCCTATCCCGTGCGGAGTGGGAAGGGATAATCTATCAGCGGATTTTCTGTGAGCGCGACCGCTGGCTTGTGGCGAGGCATTTGCTTGACGGCGTGCCGTATGACCGCTTGACGGCGGAGTATCAGGCGCGGTACACCGATGCGCCGTTAGAGTATGACCAGATCCGCCGCCGATACAAGGCGGCGGAGAGAACCCTTATAAAATATGCCCCCTAATGGGGGCTTTTTATTTTGGGGGGGCTTGACGTATGCCTGATGCTGGGGTATTTTAATAGTGCCATCCGGTAACGGATGTGGGTTGAAATATTTGACTTTTCGTTTTTGCGTTTGGGACGCATGCCACCTGCTTGCGGGTGTGGATTGAAACATTATTGTTATGGTTTCAGACCGAAGAAAAAGATGCACGGCGGTGCATCTTTTCCCTTTCTCCAGTTATTTTACCCAGCCCCAAAGATTTATCCAGCTTTTGGGACAAAATATCCGGTACATATAGGGCGGATTCCTCCAGTTTAGCCAGTCGAATATCCAGGCATCACCCCATTCATTATCAGCCGCCAGTGCATCCAGCTCCGGTATCCGCTCATCTGACACGCAGTACACCCCGTAGCCCTCATCCGTGATGTAGTGACGCAAAAACTCCATGTGGTACTTTTCGGCCAAGGCCATCAGCGTGGCCTTGGTTCTTGGCATTCTCACTTCCATTTTTTCTCTCCTTTGGGGCGGTATTGCCGCCCCTTGTCCTTTGCGTCTTAGCAGTTCAGTGCCTCGGCGGCGTGCTTGGCTACTGCCGCATCGTAGGCGGAGTCGCAGTCCTCGTAGCTGTCAAAGTCTATATCCAGCTCATAGCACAGCGCCTCGACAAGATTCGGCTCCCATTCGGCATCGTCGTCTATAGCCGCTATAAGCTCATCTGCCGTAGCTGCGCGGACTTCGCTGCGGGGGAAGTCTTTTTCCGCTACCCGCCACATGGGGATAAAGTCTTCGCCATACTGCTCATAAGTCTCGGTGCCTTCAATCGCTTTGTAAACCTTCATTTTTTAACTCCCTCTGGGGCTTTTGCCCCTTGCTTTATCTTATGGCTATATTATACAGCAGATTTTATACTTTGTCAAGCGTTTTGCCTGACAAAGTTAAAAATATTTTTGCCCTACATATATATGCCGAAAACCTCGGCCAATGTGGCCTTGTGCTTTTCGGGGATTGGCCGCTTTCCGCTTGTCCAGTCGGATACGGACTGGCGGGTCATGCCGCAAGCAGTGCCGACTTTTTCCAGCGTTAGCCCCTTTTCGCGCATTTTTGCCGCAAGGTACGCGGAATCGCTAAGGATGGGCGCGGCCTTGCCGCGATAAAAAGCCAAGTCCCACATGCATTGCTGCTCCGCACTTATGATTTTATCGCCGTCGTCAAAGTCCTCGGGCGTAAGCGGCTGTAATGCGTCGCTTATGGCACGCTCAAGGGGGTGCGTCATTTTGCGGGCGGCCATAATCCACCGCATGGACAGCGCGAAGCCATGTGCCGGACGGCGTTGCGCCTCCGCGAATAACGCTGGCTCGCTAAACTTATCGGGGCTGATGTGCCACATCAGCCCGTAGATATACCCAAGTGTCTTTACTGCTTCATCGCGCATTTTTATTCTCCTTTCTCAATCCCACATGTGTGCGGCGCAGTAATCTGCCCATTCTTTGTCCATATCTTCTACGGCTTTTTTGTAATCCTCACCGTTTATGATTTTTTCCAGCGCCTTGCGGCCTGCTGAGCGTTTAGCCGCGTTGTCAGACTGCGCGTAATGCTCTGCCGTAAGGTAGGCGGCTGCGCGGGGGTACTTGGCTTTCAGTTCGGGGATATTCATTTCCGGCGCCCTGGGGGCGCGTGCGTCCCCGCGCTCCATCATGCGGGCAAATGCGTCGCGGTAATCTTCCCATGCTTCGGCGGCGGCTTCCAGTTCTTTCAGCCCGCGTATGCCAGCGATTTTCTTGCGACGTTCTTCCAGCTTTGCCGCTTCGGCGGCCTTCTCGGCTTCCTTTTTCTCCTGCTCGGCCTTGAGGTAATCTATGATTTCGGGCTTGTGTTCTGTGGCGTATGCTTTCACCGCTTCGGCGTTCTGCGGGCGTACATTGCGTATAGCCATTTTATCTTCCCCCGCAAGCGTGATGCTGTACTCGCGGACAAACTGTTCGATGGTCAAATCCTTGATAGTGTGCTTCATTTTTTACTCCCTCTGGGCTTGTCGCCCTTGCTTTATCTTATGGCTATATTATACATCGGCTTACACTATTTGTCAAGCGTTTTGCCTGACAAAATTAAAAAATATTTTTGCCCGCCAAATGCCCTATAAATTCCCTCCCCGCGCCCTGAGCGCGGGGCTTAATTTTTGCGAAAATAAGGCATAAGGAGGCGAAAAAAATGTGGAATCCCAACCCCTTTTTTGGCGGCTATCAGCAGCCCCAGCAGTACCAGCAGCGCACCGAAATTGCCCAAGTCAATGGCGAGGGCGGGGCGAAGGCATATAGCCTTGCGCCCAATAGCAGCATCTTGCTGCTGGACACCACCGCGCCCATAGTCTGGCACAAGTGTACCGATAGCGCGGGATACCCTACACTGACCCCGTACACCATCACACCGTATCAGCCTGCGCCGCCGGTGGATATCAATGATTTAGCGACGCGAATATCAAAATTGGAGGAAAGACTAAATGCCGAATCCCATATTGCAAGCAATGAAAGCTGGAAGCCAGCAGACCCCGCAAATATCTCCGCAGCTAATCGCACAGGCGAAAAGCATGATGGGAATGCCCGCGCAAATGCAGCAGGTAATACGGATGCTCGGCGGGCGTGACCCCCAGCAGATGTTTTATAGTCTGTGCCAGCAAAAAGGCATAGACCCTGAAAGCATCTTATCACAGATACGATAAATCACGCGCGATTTATATACCAAAAAATTATGAAGGAGAAAGACAATGGATAATGTACCCTCTTTGGCGGATATCGCCGCCGTAACGGACAAAAACGACGGCCTTGGCGGCAGCATGGGCGGAGGATTCTGGATATTCGCCCTTATCGTGCTTTTGGCTATGATGGGCGGAGACTTTGGCGGCTTGGGCAATCGCGGCAACGGTGACTACGGCCAGTACGCGACCGCAGCGACGCAGCAGGAAATCCTTTTCGGCCAGCATTTTGGCCAGCTTAACGACCGCTTGACCAACGTTGGCAACGGCATATGCAGCCTTGGCTACGATATGCAGGGCAATATCGGCCAGCTGGGCAAGGAAATGGCCATCGCGCAGAATGCCACGAATATGACCGTTATGCAGTCCGCAAACAGCATACAGTCCCAGATGGCGGAGTGCTGCTGCGCCGTACAGCGTGGCATGGATGCCATTAACGCCAATATCGACGCAAAATTCGCAGCGCTCGAAAAGGCGCAGCTTGAGCAGCGCATAGCACAGCTTGAGCAGGCTAATAACCAGCTGTTTGTCCGCGAGCAGCTGACGGGCGTGGTACGCTACCCCAACGGCTACACCTACAACGCCGGAAATAGCCCGTTTTGCGGCTCCGGCTGCGGTAACGGCTGCTGCTAAGACATGACACACCATCCGGCATTGCCGTGACTATCGGGGCGGCTTAGACCGCCCCTTGATTATGAAAGGAGAAAATTATGGCTTGTAAAAATATTTGCCAGCTTTGCCCTCGCCTGATTATATCCCAGTCCGTGACATTTGTGGCGGGTACTGGGCTTATCATCAATCTGCCCGCAGGAGTATACGCCAACGGGGAGAAATATTGCATCGTCGTGGCGCAGAGCATACCCGATACCACCACTATATCCGCGCCCGTATATATCACCATCGGCACAGGCACGGCGCAGTATCCCCTGATAAATCGCTGCTGCGCACAAGTGACAGCGTGCAGCATGCGCAAGCGCACCAAATACAGCACCGTGGTATCCACCATCCCCACGGGCGGGACTTTTAAGTTGCTCGGCAACCCACCTTGCGCACCGAATAACGACTTGACGGGGCTGACTGGCGGCACGGTCGCCACCGTAGCGGAGGCGGCTAAAAAATGAAGCTGATTAACGATTTATCCGACCAGATTTGCGAAGAAATCGCGGACGCTGAAAAGTATGCTAAGTGGGCGCTTACGGTCAAGGACGATATGCCAACCGTAGCGCAGACCCTGTACACCATATCGGGGCAGGAGCTTACCCACGCATCCATGCTGCACGACCTTGTAGTCCGCGCCATATCGGACTACAAGGCCAAGCATGGCGACCCGCCCGCCGATATGCTGACGCTGTACAAATATTTGCACGGCAAGCAAATTGAAAAGACCGAGTGTGTAAAAAGGTATCAGGAGATGTATAAGGCGTAATCTATTTACATTATCCTCTGGCAACTTTCTGGCAACTTTTTATTGCCCGCTTGCGTCAATGCTTGCGTACAAAAATGCCCAATTATAGGCACTTTACGCGACAATTGCGTACTTTGGTGGACGAAAAATCCAAGTAGCTGCCGGATACCAAAGAAGAAAAGCACTCATAAAAATGGGTGCTTTTTCTTAGCAAATTAGGCATTTTTTAATCGACGCCGTTGCCGTGCGCTTTGGGGCTGGCAACTTTGCGGCAACTTTTTTCAAATGCGCCCTGTAACTGTTCTGCACTGTATTTTTCCTTCTGCGCCGAAAGGTGTGAATATATTTCAAGCGTGATTTTCGCGTTGGCGTGGCCTAAATATCGCTGCGCCGAAAGCACGTCCACGCCCGCGTTATATAGCACGCTGGCGTAATTGTGCCGAAGGTAATGCGGGGTTATGACTGATATCATCCGCCCGCCCTTTTCAATCGCGTCAATCTCCGGCGCGATATCGTACAGCCGCGCCATTAAATCGTCCCATAGGCGGTATCGCGTTGCATTGCGGTGATATGACCCTGTGGACGACGGCACTACATACGACTGCGGCAATCCGCGCACGGGGCGCAGCTTGTCAGCCAGTTCGCGCGGCATGGGGATTGTCCGCACAGACTTATCAGTTTTGGGTGCATCTATCTCACCCGTCTTGCCGGCCGCTTGCTGCTCAACGCGGATTGTCCCCGCCTTGAAGTCAACGTGCCGCCATTGCAGGCCGCAAGCCTCGCCGTAGCGCATACCTGTGTAATATAGCAGCGCAAGCATTAGCGTGCCGTCCTCGTCCATCAGGCGCAGAACCGCATCCGTCTCCGCGTCCGTTAATGCCCTGCGTGTCTCCTTGGGCTTGGACGGGATTGTAAGCCCGACCGTGATGTCACGCGGGATAAGTCCTTGACTATATGCCCGCTGAAATACCCCACGCAGGATTGTAGATATGTTGCCTATTATGGCCGCGCACGTGTCGGCCTTGGCGTTCAGCAGCCGCTGCAAATCCTCCGTGGTGATTGCCGTAAGCCGCCGCCCCGCCAACGCGGGGAAGATATGCTTATATAGTGCCGTGCGGTATGACATTTGCGCGGATACGCCTATATGCGGCTGCTTATACACCTCATACCAGCTTAGCGCGTATCGGTCAAAAAGTATTCCCTCCGGCACGGCGTTTGCTCCCGTGACGTACTTTTCACGCGCCGCCGCCTTAGCCGCTTCAAGCTCCTTCTTCGTGCGGCCCGATACATACTTGACTATGCTTTTCCCGCTTGCGTCCGTGCCTACTGTTATTTTTGCACGGTAGCGCCCGTCTTTTTGCTTTGCCATTTTCATTGCCCCCTTTGTGATTTTATGATATAATAGGGGCGAGCGTAGTTCGGCTATATCTCGCTCCCTTTCCTTTGTACCGTGCGGATTGCAGCCGCACGGAATTTTTTTACAAGTTCATCAAATCGTAAAAGACATTTTCGGATATTATCTGCAAATCCGCCCCCTTTGCGATCAGGCTTTCAGCCCGTTTCAGCTTGTTGCTTTTGCCGTCCTTGATTTTGCTGTAATCGCTCGCGCCCAAAATCAAAAAATTGGTGTCCTTGGTAACCCCGTTGTCGCACAGCCCGCCGACATTTACCACGGCCTGCGCCGCGTCCAGGCGCACCATCTTAGTAAGCGTCCCTGTAAAGACGCAATGCTTGCCATACAGCGGGTGCATCTCGTCCACCGCCGTACCGTCTGCGGTAAGCGCGCGCAAGTCTGGGCGGGTGCTGTCATGGCTTGCCATCGCCGCCGTGAAATCGTCTCTACCCATGTCTGCATCTATACGCGCCAGCAACGCCTTATAGCAGTCAATCGTGGCATGGCAGTCACCTATGGCGCGGTGAGCCTGCGCATGGTCAACACCGAGCGCGTTCACAATGTCCCTAAGCCTGTGGTGCTTCAAGTCGGGCAGCACTCGGCGCGATATGCGCATGGTATCTATATAGCCGTTGCTTACGGGCGTTAAACCCTGACGTTCACAATTATCATAGATAAAATTGATATCAAAGTTGATATTATGGCCTAAAATTATATCGTCGCCCAAGAAGTCACGGGCGGCGGGAAGCACCTCCGGCAGCGCCGGGGCGGCCGCAAGCATATCATTTGTTATGCCCGTCAGCTCTGTTATAAATTCGTCTATCTCCACGCCCGGGTTTACCAGCGTACTATACTCCGCCGCGACTTCGCCGTGGCGGACGCGTACCATGCCGATTTCAATAATGCAATCCCATTCCGGATCAAGTCCGGTTGTTTCCAAGTCCAGCACAACAAAATCCTCCGGCAGCGCATTCACGGCCTTGCCCTTGTTTTTGCGGACTTTTGCCAGCTTTTTTGTCATGTCGTTTCCTCCTGTCTTTTTACAAAATTGAGCCTTTCATGCTCTGCGCGGCTTCTGCGTGCTGTCTGAGCCATCCCACGGCGGGGCTTAACACATCGCACAAAAACAGCCCTATCAATATTCCGGTTACGCTTACGCTGTACACCACCGCCCACCGAAGCCATTTGCCAAGATGCTGTATGCGCCTATCTTTTTCGGCAAGCAGTAGCCTGACTGCGGCTGTATACCTCTGTGTAGGCGCTTCGGCCCCCTGCGGCACGGGGCCGTAAATCTCATCCACAAATTCATACATTGTCGCGCCTAAGCCTTGGGTAACAAGTATTTCATAGGTTGCCATTGGCGTTCCGGTTGTGCCTTGCAACGTGCGGGTAAGTGTGGAGGCGGCTATGCCGCTGCGCTTTGACACGTCCTGTAAGGATATCCCTCGCTTTTCACGCATTCGCGTAAACGCATTTGCGTATTTCCGATTATTGTCCTCAAAAATGCCCATTTCTCTCCCCCTTTTCCATTTTTGGAAGCGCTAATTCCGTTTCTGGCGCGCTTTTCCATTTTTGGCCATATCCATTTTGCTATGTGTGTAGTAATCTGTACTTGCGCATAGGGGCGCACCCACGGGGGCGGCGCAATCTTACCTTGCTTCTCCGCCGCCCCCTCCACCTACCATAGATTATATGATGTATGGTGTCTGTGATATGGTATCATATCTTAACAATTTTTTCACGGAGGATAATACGATGACCAAGAAAGAAAACGCGCTGCTTAATGCCATTCGCGACCCCCAGAAGCTTGCCGAAATCATCAACGTTCTACAATCCGATCGATTATCGCGCGGGCTTCCGGCGATGCCTTGCGATAAGCAAGTATTAACTGAAACTCTGCATCAGTAACGAGCCGGTGTGAGTTCATCTCGCTTTGTTTCCCGTATAAGTAATTCATATCAACGTTGTATATATCGGCAATAGCTTCGAGCTCTTCGTGCTGAGGTTCGCGCTTGCCGCACTCGAGCATAGATATGTAGCTGCGCGACATTCCGAGTTTTTCTGCCAAATCTGCTTGGGTGTCCTTGTTTAGTATGCGCAGCTCCTTTATCCTGTCATTTAACCCGCCCATATATATAATCACCCCTTTCTCTATATATTATGTCACAAGCCGTGACAAAAAGCAAGAGGAAAATGCCACAAAAAGTGTTGACACATATAGTGTCAAGATGTATAATGTACCCATAAACCAAAAGGAGGAAAAAAAGATGCCAGACAAAACTGCGGTCGGGATGAGGCTTAGAGCTTATCGCAAGGCAAAAGGAGTATCGAGAGACACAGCCGCCGCCGAGATCGGTATATCATCAGCTGCGCTTGGTATGTATGAGCTTGGCGCGAGAACCCCGCGCGATGAAGTAAAAATGGAAATCGCATCGTACTACGGGCACTCCGTGCAAGATATATTTTTTGCCTAAAAGTGACACTATAAGTGTCAAAGTAAGACGCATAAAGAAGGAGGAAAGAGGAAATGAGGAAATGTGAAAATTGCGGGGCGAACCTCGACAGCGGAGAGCGCTGCGACTGCGAGCGCGACAGGGAGAAGCTTGATATGGCGATCGGGATGATAGCGGATGCCATATCCACCATGCGAGCAGCTGATTGGCTGCTGAGGGAGTGCGGGATTGTACCCTGCGCGACCCTCGACTATGACTACGATATCACGAACACAGTGTACGGGCAGCACATTCAGCTCCTATCGGGCAGGAAAGCCTTTGAGCGCATCACCGGAGAGAAGTGGAAGGAAGAGCAAGAGCCGGTGGGCGAGAAGTGGAAGCGGGTAGCGACCATATACCGTGGAGTAAAGATCACAGAGCTACAATGGGAGGGCGCGGGCAGTGGATTTTGAAAAGATGATGCGTGAGATGATACAGCAAGCCGTGGACGAGCGTATAAACGATGCCGCGGCGGTAGAAGATCGCATGGTGCGGGCGCACGGAGAATACGTCCCCACCACACGGGCCGCTGAACTGCTTAATGTCAGCCCCGTCACCGTGCGGCGGATGCTGGCCGATGGGCGGCTGACAGGCACAGGCGGGGAAAAGCCGCTGGTGATGGTGCGGAGCATGGCGCACATGGCAGAGACGGGTAAGACGCGCAAGCAAAAATACCCCGATTTTGCCATTATAGGGAGGTAAGCTATGGCGAAGCTGACAAAGGCCGAATTTATCGCCCGCGCCGTGGCGGACAGAAGGAAGGACAAGCTGCGCGGGCAGAAGGAAGCGTATTGGGTGCGGTCAGCACATATCGACGCGGAAAGGCGGAAGAAAAGATGAACGTATGGTATATCGCATTATGGGTGTACATGCTGGCTGGCGAGGCTATACTGCTGGCGATTGCCTTTGACATCTGCCGCAAGGAGGCGGCGAAGGACAAAAAGAAAGCCCACCGAGGGAGTTAGCGACGGTGAGCCAGATAAAGCCGCAGTCTTAAAGACCGCATTGGTATTATATCACATCAATGCCGTTTACACAAGCCGCGGCGGACAAAAAAGCTTTTAAGCGACCGCACGTTAGCAAATTTTAATCTACAGAGATTATGGTCTGGACGCTTGAAGATAAGGACAGCGCCGGGGCGGAGCTGTGATACCGCCCCAACAAGAAGGAGAAGCAAGGCTATGAAGTATCTTAAAGTCTATACAGACTTTGAAGAAGCCATAGAGATGCTCGGCGACGCTGAGAAGGGCAGGCTTTTCACGGCGATGTTGCGCTATGCCAGCACCGGAGAACTGCCAGACTTACGCGGGGGTGAGCGGTTGCTATGGCCCACGGCAAAGTTGAATATCGACCGTACGAGGGCGGAAGCCGAAAAAAACACCATCAACGGGAAAAAGGGAGGACGACCAAAAACCCAAAACAACCCAGAAAAACCGAACGAAACCCTAAAAGACAAAGACAAAGAAAATAAAATTATCCCCCTATCCCCTAACGGGGATATCCCCCCTAAGGGGGAGCGCCCCCCAGAAAAACGCTTTGTCAAACCCACAGCGGACGAGGTACGCGCATACTGCGCGGAGCGCGGCAATCACGTAGACGCACAAGCGTTTGTGGATTTTTATGCCGCCAAAGGCTGGAAGGTGGGGAATGCACCTATGAAGGACTGGAAGGCGGCCGTGCGGACGTGGGAAAAGCGGGATGCGGAGCGCAAGCAAGCCGCAACGCCGCGCCCTAACCGCCAGCGGGATTTGTATAGCAGCCGTACATACAGTGCGGCAGAGCTTGACAGCGTAGGGACGGATTTGCTGGGAGGCGAATAAGATGCACACATACGAGCTAATCAAGATAAACTGCGGCATTGTCCACGTGCTATACACCGCTACCAGCCGTCAAGACCTATACAGGGCATACCGCGCAGCAAGCCAGCGCGGGGCGCTTGTCCGAATGCGGATAGACGGCAAGATAATGCCGATATATCAGGCGGATGCACATGCACCCGCCGAGGCACGGGGAGGGAGAAAGTGAAGCGCACATACACCCCGCCAACCGTACCGCTTGAGGACGCAGAGCAGCGGATAATCTTTCAATGGGCGGCAATGGAGACTGCCGCCCGCCCCGAACTGGGGCTGCTCTACGCCATACCCAACGGCGGCAAGCGGGCGATTAAGACCGCAATCGCGTTAAAGGCGCAGGGCGTTAAGTCAGGCGTGCCGGATATGTGCTTGCCCGTGAGCCGTGGCGGGTATCACGGCCTGTACATCGAACTTAAACGGCAAAAGGGCGGCACGGTGAGCGAGACGCAAAAAAGCTGGATAACCGCGCTTGCGGAGCAAGGCTATAAGGCCGTTGTTTGCAGGGGCGCGGACGAAGCGATAGGAACGATAAAAAACTATTTGGAGGAATGAAAGGCATGAAATTATATTTTTGCACGGACGATTTGTGGGGGTTAGAGCTATGTGTTGCAGCGGAATCGCGGAGGAAGGCGAAGAGCATGTACTGCGATTATTACGATCCTTCGCTGGATTTTACCATGGTACACACATACATAATGTGCCACGATTATGAAGGCCCTGCGGGCGCGTATGAGGTGCCAAGTCAGGCGTGCCGCGCTTGCGGAGCAAGGCTATAAGGCCGTTGTTTGCAGAGGCGCGGAGGACGCGATAGGGACGATAAAAAACTATTTGGAGGAATGAAAAAAATGGCTGAATTTCAGCGGGGAGATATAGTGTGCAATAGGTATGCGGGAGAAAGAAATCCACACCGATATTTACTGTATTTAGACAAAAGCACTATCACGCAGGGGAGGTATCGAAGCAGGGGATACACCTGCTTAACCCACGATGCGGAAAAAATCCAGCTTTTTCGCGATAACGACCCGTTATACCGAGTAGGACACATGGCAGAATATGACAGCTTTATGAAGGCGTTAGCGGTATTGAAAGATTTCAAGGAGGAAAAATGATTAAAGTTAAGTATTCGGCGCTCATCGAGCTTGAGTGTGAAGCGAGTGAGCAAACTCCCGGAGTTATGACGTTTGAAAAGATAGCAAAGAGATTTGATGGCGGCAGATTTATGGACGATGCTGTGCGGCAGTTTGTTGCAAATGGTTTTGGCGATGAGGGCTGGACTGTAAAGGTAACACAACAAAACGCCGAGCTATGGAGGGAGAATTAAAAATGGGATGGATAAGCGTTAAAGACAGACTGCCGGAGAATGACACGCGCGTATTGGCGTATTGCAAAGACCGCTGCATCCACGATATGAAGTGGAGATGGGCGGATAATGCGTGGTACGACAAAGGGAGTGCGGCGGTATACTTAGCGGACTTTGTTACCCACTGGTTGCCACTGCCAGAGCCGCCGAAGGAGGACGCATGAGCACATATATACGCGCTGTTGTAGCAGCCAAGGCGATAGCAGATAAGTACGGCATACCGCTTGGCGATTTGGTAGACA